TCAGGACTGCCGGCCTTTCAGCCCCCTTTGGATGGCCGCTTCGTGCAGCTCGAAGAACCGTTCTTGTTCGCTTGCCTTCATCTTGGAGAAATCGCCTGCCAGCTTCTGCCAGCGCGGCTCCTTGGACGACGCCGGCACCTTGTCGAGCAGCGCGATGGCGTCAGCGACAGTCGAGACCTCTGCGGGCTCGGCGAGCAAAAGCTTGGCGATCTCGGCCTGCCGGTCTGTCGGCTCCGCGGCGAGCAGCAGAAGGTCCGTCTGGCTGTTGGCGATCGCGTGAAGCGAGATGCTCTGCCTGATCTGTTCAGGGATGGTGGCAATCTTCAGCGCATGGAACACGCTGCGGCGCGAAATGCCGAGCACCGCCTGCGCAGCCTCTGAGAAGTTGAGTGCAAACTTTGCACTCAATTCGTCGTCTTCGGCCTCGTCGCGGGGCTTGCGCTTGCGGCCGGTTTTCCCGGTGCCGTGCTCAGCATCGTAGATGTCCCGCCAGTCGGCGATGTCCTTCGAACGATCGAGGACAGAGAGCTGGCGACGGATTAAGTTCTCGGCGATCTCGCGCTTGCGGATCTGCGCCTCCGTGCCGACCTCTTTCGGGTCTTTGACGAAAGCGTCGATCTCGGTACGCCCGAGGCGAGCAACGGCTTCGAGACGATGGCCACCGAAAATCAACCGGTATTGATATCCTTCGGTCTTCTCGGGGACGACCTCGATCGGCACCATGTGGCCGTTTCCGGTCTGCATGTCTGCCATGAGCGTCGCGACCCACGCGGGATCGAGCCGGCGCCGGTTCGCAGGCACCCTAATGTCGGCAATCTTGATCTTGGTCGGTGTCACGTCGGCAGGTCCCTCATTGGCTTTCGGCTGTCCGCGAATGCGATCGCGTTAGACAGCGGCCTCAAGGCGCGCCGGATGCGGTGTCTAAAATGAGTGCAACTTTTGCACTTCCAGACTCACGGGCCGTGCTGGTAGTCTCGACCTCGTCATGACGACCACGGGTGTAGAGGGTCGGGAAAAGGGTACGGAAGGGGATGTCCAAGGCGGCGGCGATGGCCTCCGCGCCAGGGCGGCTCATTCCGATGATGCCTTGCCTGCAGGCGCTGGAGTAAAGTCCTGCGTCAATGGCGATCCCGGTCAGTGTCATACCACGGCGCCGAATTTCGGCATTGATGGCATGTCGGTCCCACACCTGCGGCGTGTTCATGGCGGCTCCACCGATCTTCCGACCTTTCGCAGAAGGCCGGATGGGTTCAAATTTGAAACAACTTTAGTGGCGACGAGTGTTGCACGATGGTGTCGGAAAAGCAACCTAGGTGGCGGTCGTTTCCACTTCGGAGTTTGTCTTTCGACACTTTTGTGTCCGGAACTGCTAAGCATCGGAAAATAAATGGTATTTTCAGATCACGGCGTTGAACTCCGAAATCCGAACGGCGTTCGGAGTTCGTTGGGGACCACCGAAGAGACTTTCGCCGACCGCTTTAGGCAGGCGCTGGGGGCCGAATCACCTCACGCGTTCGCCCAGCGCGTCGAGATTTCCAACACTATGGTGCAAAAGTACCTGAAGCTCGGATCGATGCCGGGTCTCGACATGCTCCTTAAGATCGCAGAAGGCACTGGCGCTACGCTCGACTGGCTTGCGACTGGCAAAGGGCCGATGCGCGCTGGCGAGCCAGCCACGGGATTGATGGTGACGGGCGAGGCGCCTGAGGGCTTCTTTGCGGTTCCGAAACTCGACATCCGGCCGAGCGCCGGCGCGGGCACCATGGCCTTTCATGATGATGGCGAGCCCGATATCGTGGCTTTTCGTGAGGATTGGCTGCGCCGGTTAGGGATCAGCCCGAAGTACGCCCGCCTCATGGTCGCCCAGGGCGATTCGATGCGGGAAACAATCAATGATGGCGACCTGATGATCGTCGACATCTCAATCCGCGAGTTTATCGACGAGGCGATCTACGTCCTGGTCTATGGCGGCTTGGTGCGGCTCAAACGCTTGCAAATGCTGCGTTCCGGCGTGCTGCTGCTGAAAAGCGACAATGCTCACTATGAGACCGAGGAGGTGCCGCTGCCCGAGCAGCCAGAGCTGATCATCGGCGGCCGGGTTCGCTGGGTAGGCGGCTCGGTTTAGGTGCCATCCGATCTTGCGCGGTCTCGCGCCGCCGGCCGTTTTGGTGCCAAGTGAAGTTGCGCGGCCTCTTTCTGGCTTTCTGGCCTTCTGGCCCCGCCGATTACCGCTCAACGCCTTGTTTTCCGGGCTTCTCGCGGCTCTTCCCGGCGATTATCACCTTTTCCCAGGATTAGGCGGCTGATGCCATCTGATCTTGCGCGTTACACGTCGTCGACGACGACATCCCGGTCGCGGCGGGCGTCTACACTGCCTTCATGTTCAAGGACAAGGCGATCCTGTGGAACGAGCTGCCGGTCAACACCGAAGGCGGGCCGCTGGAGTTCGACCGCAAGCCGCGCCAGGGCCATGGCGGCGGCGTCACCGAAATGGTCGGCCGCCGGCACTTCGTCCCGCACGTTCCGGGCACGCGCTTCCTCGACGCCTCCTCGGCCGGCGAATTCGCCACTGACGCCGAGCTTGCGCTGGCGGCGAACTGGGACCGTACTGCGTCGAACGTCAAGAACATGACGTTCATCGCGCTGAAGTCGACCGAGGCGTGATCGGACCGGAAGGGCGGGAGTATCAGACCTCCCGCCCCTTCCGGACGCCAGGTCTGCCAATGTAGCGAATTCCAGATTCACGCGCTGCGCTGCTCCAGAGTGAAACAAGTCTTGGGGCTCGCAACATATTCATGTTGCACTTTAATCAATCGCCGTCACCAAACGGTTACACAAAAGGGCGATGCTGCCTTGTCTTGGCAAAGGAGGGTAACCATGAGTATGACATATAAGGCGGCTCAGGAAGTGCTCCGAAAAGCGGGCATTGTCATAAGCAAAAAGGGGGAAGTTCACCGTATAAACTTCTTCAGCGGTCTGGAAAACACCGCCTACTACACGACAAGTCTTCAAGATGCCCTGGACAAGGGTTTGGCGATGGCAAGAGGTACCGGAAAGCTGCAAGCAAGCGCCTTTGCCAAGTCAGCCGAAGCAGGGCGGCGGATCTCGACGAGCGCACGCCTCGGCTGATGCGGCAAGAATTCAGGCCGCAAGTCATCGCCGCTTTGCGCGGCGACATCGTGAAACTGCAATAGCGACAATATTGCAGTCTTTTCGTTGCTCGAACGAGCACAAGGGACTGAAAACACATCCCACGCCACCCGTTTCCTGACGGGTGGCTGGTATCGTGACGGGTTCCACGCACAAGACGTGCGAACGTTTTGCCCAAATCCAAAATCACCAAATCCCCAGCCGCTACGAAGCGGCTTTTTGCCGTGGGGCCGCCATGCCCTGCTTTTCCCGATCCATACTCACGGAGGCCTAGACCATGGCCATCACCCCGCTCGACATCGCCAACATGGCGCTTGGCGTCCTCGACGAGGCGCCGATCGACAGCCTTGATCAGGATGTGAAAGCCGCGCGCTTGCTCAACCTGCATTTCGACCTGACCCGCGAAGCCGAGCTGACGAAACACGCCTGGGTCTTCGCCATCCTGGCGGCCACGGTCGCCGGCGCCGAAACTGGTAGCGGCGCGGGCACGCTGAACTTTGCCTATGAATTGCCCGTGGACTGCCTGCGCCCGTTGCCGCTGACCCACAATGGCGAGCCGGACGGCATGCCGATCTCGTGGCGCCAGGAAGCCGGTCTGATCTATTCCGACCAGCCCGGGCCGCGCCTCATCCGCTACGTCGCCAATCTCACCGATCCGAACGACTGGGACGCGCTGTTCACGGAAGTGCTGGTGAGCGCACTTGCCGTCAAGATCGCGCATCCGCTGACCCACAAGGCGGGCATGATCGACATCGCCCGCGGTGCCTATGACCGGGCGCTCGACGCGGCGTTCCACGCCAACGCCATCCAGCGTGGCGGCAGGCTTTCGACGTCGTCCTGGGCGATCCAGCGCGGCGACAACCGGTTTGTGCGCTGATGACGACGCTCTATCCGGTCCAGGACGCATTCGTTCGTGGCGAGATCAGTCCGCGATTGCATGCGCGCGCCTCGCTCGATCTTTATCGGGCAGCGCTTTCCAAATGCGAGAACTTCGTCACCTTGCCGCATGGCGGCATCAGGAAGCGCGGCGGCACCATTTTCGTCGGCGAGGTAAAGAACGCGGCCAAGACAACGCGCGGCATCCCGTTCATCTTCTCCTCCGAGCAGGCCTACTGCCTGGAGTTCGGCGATTTCTATATCCGCGTCTATGCCTATGGCGCCCGCGTCGGCACGGTTGAGATCGCTTCGCCCTATGCGGAAGCCGACCTCTTCGATCTCGCCTATGTGCAGTCTGCCGACCAGATGTGGATCAGCCACAAGGACTATCCACCGAAGGTGCTGACGCGCACCGCGCATCAGACATGGACGCTGGAGGATTTCGAATTCCTCGATGGTCCCTATGACGACATCAACGAGACCGGCACGACGCTGACACCAGCCGAGACCGGTCATCTGACGCCGGCCATGACTGGCAATACGACGCCAGGTGGAACGGTCTCGAATGCGGGCGGCGTTCCCGACGCCTACCAGATGTTCGACCGCGACAGGGTCCAGAACATACTGATCGCCGGCGACTCGATCGGTTATATCCGCTACCGCAACGCGTCCGCCGCGCAGCGCGTCGTCGATGCCTACTGGATCACCGCGGCCAGCAAGGCGACGACCAATTTCGACTTCTTCACGGCCTGGGAAATCCAGGGTTCCAACGATGGAGCGAACTGGGTCACCCTGGACACCAGGACGGCGGAGACTGGTTGGTCGAACAGCGAGACAAGGTTCTACGAATTCACCAATTCGACAGCCTATGAATACCACCAGATCGTCTTCAGCGGCGGCGGCGGCGACGACGCAACGCACACGCGCTGCGCCGAAATCGCCTTCCACATCAAGGCTTCGGACCAGACGCCATTCAACCTCACTGCTTCCTCGATCGTCGGCATCAATGGCGACGCCGGCTTCCAGTCAAGCGATGTCGGCCGCGCCATCCGGCTGCTGGGTTCGGACGGTCGCTGGCGCTGGGTCAGGATCACCAGCCGCACCAGCCCTACCGTCGTCAAGATCGTGCTCCACAACCATGCTCTGCCGAACCTGAGCCCGATCACCCGCTGGCGGCTCGGCACCTTCGTGCCGGGCAAATATGTCGAGACCGGCTCGCTCTACGAGGAACGGCTGGCCTTCAGCCGCAGATTCTCGGTCTATGCCTCGGCGACCGGCGACTTCGATAATTTTGCGCTCGGCGAAAAGGACGACGCCGCACTGGAATTCGTGCAGGCCGGGGGCGGCCAGGCCAACGACATCGTCTGGATCGCCGATTCCGACGGCGCGCTTTTGATCGGCACATCAGGCGGCATCCGGGCGCTGTCGGGCTCCGGCATCGACGAGGCGCTGACCCCGTCGTCGTTCAAGAACCGCAATTCGCGCACCTTCGGCTGCGCCCGCATCCGCCCGGTCGCCGCCGGGCAGTCGTTCCTCTATGTCACCCGCAGCCGCAAATCGATCGCCGAGCTGGTGCAGACCTCGGTCAGCAAATTCACCTCCGACGATATCGGCCAGATCTCCGAGCATATTCCCAAGCAAGGCGTCGTCGAGCTGGCGTTCCAGACCGACCCCGATCCGGTGCTGTGGTTCCCGCTCGAAAATGGCGAACTCGGCGGCTACACGCACCAGCCG